CGGTAATGGCGGACTCGGACGGCGGCATACCCTCAAGCGGGGTGAAAACTTCCTGATCAACATCGAACCAAGCACCCTGCCCTTTCGTGTTAGGCATTGTGCGGAGGTACTCGGACGGGACGATGATTCGACCGCGGCCTAGTCGGAGGTCACGAATCCACGAGGTGTAACACTCGTCCAGGGCGTCCATGAGGCCCTCAACGCCGGAGAAGTCCGAACGGCCGAGGAAGGACCCGCGGTAGAGCCGGTTCGGTAGCATGTTCGGTACGTAGACGGCTGTTAGCCGCTTGATGCCCGTCTCGATCTCATCGCCGTTAGTCAGGCCGTCAACGAGTTCGGCCGTCTCGGGAACTTCGGTCAACGGAACGCGATTCCCGAGTATCCCGCCGCCGGGCGCGTAGTAGGCGTGATTGTCGTGGGTGCCCTTGTAGAGCGCGTGATAGATCACGCCGGGCTCGTGCCGCTCTAGGTGGCGATACGCAAAGCCGTCCTGTTCGAGTACGGTATGCCAGAACGTGACGGCAACCAGCCGGCCCCAGCGGAACTCGGGAACGGCGGCGTCCGGATGGATCACGGTCAAGAGCGGCCGGTCAGGAGCGATCTCGGCATCCCACGTAACGCGGAGAAATACTCCGCCAAGCGCGGAGGCAACCTCCGCGGCTTCGAGTAGGGATCGCGTAAAAGACTCGTCCTCTACGATCACGTTAAGCCGGTCCTGTATTTTCTCGTTCGCGTCCTCATCCGAGATGATGAACTCGGGTGCTTCCGCGAACAGGAGATCGGCACTAGTCGCGGTCATGTCGGCGGCGATTGGGACATGGATACGGATACGCGGGCTGGGGGCGATAGCTTGCTTACCCCAGAACCACGAGCGAACCACGTTAACCATACCCATCGGCTTCGAGCCGGGCGCGCCCATGCCGACGTAGACCATTGCCAGCTTTTGGACGTCGCCGCCATACCATGCGGCCCACTCGTCATATTTGCCGTAGGTGTTGGCTGATTCCTCTGGCGGCCAGCGAACATCGTCGCCGCCCTTGGGAAGTGGCAACTAAGCCGCCGCCGTTTCGGCCAGGGAGAGACGGCCCCAGATGTAAGCAGCGGAATGGATGCCATATCGGAAGGCGTCCACACTGTGGTCCTCGGTCTTAATTGGCTTGTCTTCTCCTCGTTGCTGTGCCTTCGGGTCCCATACGTAGCCGGGGATTTCCTCGATCAGGCCCGTACAGGACTCGTGAACTAGGATTCGACCCTGCGCTAGCGCGCTGGACGTGACGCGGATTCCGTCAATGACGGCATTGTCTGCGGGTCGGACGCCTTCGTGGCCGTCTTTCCAGAGTTGAGTAATGAACGACGCGGCGGATGGGTCTACGAAGGTCCATTCCGCATATGCGTTATGGAATTGCAGCCAGTCTCGAAAGTCGGCGCTATATTCGCTGTCGGTCTTTTGGCGGTTCGTCTTGCGCGAGTCGTAACGCCATTCGGACATTACGTAAACCTTGCCGTCGGTCCCTAGACCGAACAGGAGCGCGACGAACGGGTTAACGGTACCGTAGTCGATCGCAACCCACTTACGGACCATTACCGGAAGTTGGATAGCAACGCCGCCCGCGGTCCTACCCGGGGTTGGCCCGTTATCTTCGACGCGCGGGAACCGGCCCGACACAACAAACTCATCGGAGTCCCACATATCGAAAATGGCGCCTTCGGCTTGGACCCACTCACCGAGAATGAATCGCTTATACCAAAGCCCCGTAAACTCTCTTGTCACGTCCGCCACATAGGCGGGGTCTAGTGACGGGTTATCCTTAAGCTGGAAGTGGAACCGTCGTAGGTTGATCTCGTCGGAGCGGTCGAGGTAGTCTTTCTTGAGCCAATGGCTCGGGCTGTCCGGGTTGGTCGTCCCGAAAAACTTCGAGTCCTTGACCGAGATACGGGTCATGGCCGTTTGGAAGAACGACTGCGGCCAGGTCGTAAGCTCGTCGCCGTAGATGCCCGCCAGGGTCAAGCCTCGAATCTTCAACTCGGCGCGCTCGTCGTTGGCGCCCGCGATGTAGACGCGCCGGCCGAATAGGCGCGCCTCCCCGGTTCCGGTCAGTACCTTAATGTCGCCGCCGATCATTTCTCCGATCGGGTCTAGGACGTTTCGCTTTAGCGTACGCTCGGTCTTTCCGACCATCAAAAGCTCGCCGTCAGTTTCGCTACTGGCGACGAAGTGAAGCCAGCGGATCAGGCTCCCGATCGTCTTTCCGGACCGAACCGAGCCTTCCCAAATATTCAGGCGCGCCGTCGATTCGAGGATCGAGCGAGCCTGTTTGCCGGTAGGCGCGTTCAGTAGCAAATGCGCCTCCTAGGATCGGCGGAAGTTACTTAGTTGGAGGGTTTTTCAGAACGAAGATTTGCCACGCTTCCCAACAGGCGTAGAAGGTTATGCCCGAAAGGATGGCGGCTGCTGCGGCTACAAAGATAGGCAATGGGTTTAGGCGGACTCGACCGGAACCAACCTGAGCCCGGTGATCCGCAGCGACTGCGCTGATTCGTCAAACTCCATTCCGGTGACGTGGACGCGCCACTCCTCTGGCTTCAGGTAGCCCTTGCCCTCCAGGAAGGCAGCGACGAGGCCGCCAGCGCTCTGGAGCGTCTGCGAGGTGGCCTGAGTGACGCCGAGCACGATCTGTTTGGCAACCGAGCCGGTGATCTCCAACTCGATCGGTTCGCGATGGTCGGCGGCGCGCTTGTTCTTCATGGTTCTCCTTAGGAGGCCGGCCCGGTCGCGCTTAGATGAAACGTGCCATCAGCAGCTGCAATTACATATTTATCGCCCGCTGCAAATGCGCCTAAGCCGCCAATCTTGATGCCGCCAGAGGCAATCCAAACGCCGCCGGTCCCCTTGGGGGCGATGTAAATGCCGACATTGGGATCGGACCCCTGCGCTTGCAGTTGCGCCGGGTTGCCGGTGCTGTTAGGTGCGACCTGTAGATAGTTGACGCTCGCCGCCCCGGTGCTGGCAATCTCGAACATAGTCGTTCGGGGAGCAATATCGGATTCGAAAACAAAGGAGCCGGTCCCCTTGGGGCGAAAGCGCATGTCGATTTTGGTGGCGCCATCGACGCCCTGAAGGCCGAGGAGGGGAGAGACGCCACTCACGGCGTTGTCCATTTCGAAGTAGTTCGTCTGACTTACGCCACCGCCGGTGTAGTTGTTGACCATGACGAAGACCTGATCAAGGCCGCCGTTGCCGTAAAAGCCAAAGATCGGGGTTAATGGGTCGCCACCTTTGGCCGCGAAGTTGATGGGGATGTAGGCGTCGGTGCCGACAGAGCTAAGACCAATGCTTCCGCCGGTCGCCGCGTTGGCAATTTGCAGGTAATCGACGGCGGCGGCTATGGGGCTGAACCCCAAGATGCTGTTGGCGTTGGTGTCTAAAATTGACCCCGTAAGTTCCAGGGCACCTGTGATCGTGGAGTTGCCCGTAATCGTCACGCCGCCCGCGCTGACCGTGAGGCCGCCCGAATCCACAACCGGCGCCGTCATGTGCGGCGCAGCGAGGATGCCGACGGAGGTGAGCGACGAGGCTAGGACGTTCGCCGGAAGCGTCGTTCCTGTCAGCTTCGCCACACCGACAGCGGACACATCCGCATCGACGATCAGGCTCGACGAGAGTAGCCCGAGTGCGCTCAGGTGCGCCACGCCGAGGCCGAGTGCGGAGAACGTGACCGGACCGGCCGTGAAGGTCGCGGCGCCGTCTACGGTGAGGCTTGCAACGTGGCCATCCGATGGCGCCACTTCGTAGTGGGTGTCTCCGGTCGCCGTCCAAGGACCGGCATTGGTGGGCCCGGTCGATACCGTATACGCCCCTGCCGGAGCGGTGATCGTAAACTTGCCGTTAGCATCGGTCGCCGCGGTCGAGACGTAGGCGGTAGAGGTGGCGTTATTCACTATTTGGACGAAGGAACCGACCGTCGCGGCAAGAGAAGTGTTATTGGGTAGGGTCTGAATTAGGTAATCGGAAAACTGCGGCATTTCGTCTAATTCCCCTCCCTTATTCGGCTTTTAAAATTAACGGTCATTCGGCGGCTCGGGTTCCACGAAACAAACGTAAACTGCCGTTCCTGTAGGGTCCTTGACGGATGCACGGAAGCTTCTATTTGCTTGAGCCCAAGCGGTAGCCGCATCGGTTGCATCGGCCCGAAGCACGTAGTGTCCAATCAGAACCCCGCCGCCGCCGTTAACCGTAAAGAGAGCTGCCGCCGCCGAAGTGGCCGAAAGGACGGCGGTTACGGTACCTATTCCCGTCGAATTAGCGGCGAGATGATTCGCCACGGAAAGGACGGCAATTACATTGCCCGTCCCGGTCGGACTAACTGAAAGATGATTCGCTACCGAAAGCGCGGCGGTTACGTTGCCGACGCCTATGGACGCCGCGGCGAGTACGTCAGTGGATCCCGTAACCGTAATGACAGCGGTTACTTTGCCGACGCCTACGGGCGTAGCGGCTAGGTGATTAACTACTGAAAGAGTAGCGGTCGCGCTACCGACGCCTACAGGTGTAGCGGCTAAATGATTAACTACTGAAAGAGTTGCGGTCGCGCTACTGACGCCTACGGGCGTAGCGGCTAGGTGATTAACTACCGACAGCGCGGCGGTTACATGGGCGACGCCGGTAGCGGTTGTGGCGAGAGCGTCAACACCAGCGGCGGCAGCGGTCACGGTCAGCGCGGCCGTAACAACGCCGACACCGATCGGAGCGGTCGCTAGGTGGTTGGCGACGGACAGCGCGACGGTGACGGCACCGACGCCGGTGGGGGATGCGGCCAGGTGGTTAGTAACGGCAAGCGCAGCGGTGACGTTGCCGATACCAACGGGCGTAGCGCCGAGGTGGTTAGTGACTGTAAGCGCCGCCGTGACCTTACCGACGCCGGTCGGGGTTGCGGCGAGAGCGTCAACGGTCGCGGGCGCAGATACGGTCAGGGCTGCCGTAACGACGGCGGCGCCAACCAAAGTGCTGATGAGGTGATTGGCGACGGACAGCGCCGCAGTGGTTAGCCCGACGCCGGTCGGGGACGCGGCGAGGTGATTGGAGACGGAAAGCGCAGCGGTGAGATTGCCGATACCAACAGGCGAAGCGGCCAGGGCATCGGTAACTACGGTGGTGGCCTTAAAACTGGCGATTACCAGCGCGACGGTGGTGGTACCGCCTCCAGGCTTAGAGAAGGCGTAGGAGTCGCTGTCGGCTGCCGAGTTACCAGTGGTGATGCCCCAGCCGAAATCGTAGTGATCCTGTGTCGAGGTGGCGTTGTTCTGGGTGTTAGTGGCGGTGGCGCCGTTGTTGAAGGTGCTTGCGCCCGCCGAGTTGGTCGCAGCTTTGCTTATCTCGACCCCTGCGCACGCCATAAGTAACTCGCCCGCAGCGGCATCGGCTGCGGACATGGTTGCCACCAGTGGTGAACCAGTCCCCGCGGCCGTGGCCGACTTGTCAAGAGGGCTACTGGATGCGCTCCCCGACCACTCGGAGAGTTGCGCAGTGATGAGGGCGCTGGAGATCGCCGCAATGGTGGGTGCGGCATCACTTCCGGCTGCGATCTTGTAGAAGATCGTGGCGGTCGACTGAATGCCGCTGGACGTTTGAGGACCGAGCGTCCAGCCAGAAGGGGTTGCGGGTAGGGTAGCGACTTGACTGGACGCTACCGTACAGACGAGTAGGTTCCCAGCCGTCCTAGTCTCGCTTGTCCCCCACGCGGGGGTTACGGCTGCGCCCGCAGCTCCCTGAGTCGCGGCCCCAATGGTGCCAACGAGCGCGATTGCCACAGTTGCCTACCTAGTCGACGGCGATCGAGATCGCTCCAACGGCGAAGCTCACCGTATCGCCCGAGTTAATGACCTTGCTCGCCGTCAGCGCGGCCCACACGACCTCGTTACCAACAGTGGCGGCGTCATAGAGCGCCATCGCAAGGACCGTGCCCCACGCGGCAGTTGGCGTCGGAAAGGTGATGATACCGGCGTTGGTGATCGAGTCGCCAGTACCGGCCGCACCAGCGGCAATGGCGCTCCAGCCGGTCGATGAGGTGATCGCCACTCGGGCGTAGGCGTTGCCGGTAACTTCGGTGCCGGAGGCCGCCGCGTCGGTCGGGCTGGCCGTGTAGAGCGCCGCGTAGAGCGTCACTGGCGCGGCCACGACGGCGGTGCCCTTGATCCAGTTGAGAATTTGATCTTCCAAATAGGAAGAAAGGCTAGTCCCTGTCGCCATCTGTTAACGCCTCCCCTTTGTCGAGTTTTACTGTGAGCCGGAGCGAATCCACGAGGGTGATAATTGCTTGACGGCCCTCCTGCGGAGCGTCTAA